GTGGTATCTAATGGCTATTTTATTAAGCACAGACCAACAGCACAGACTGCGTGTTGGTATTGATTTTGTGATGAACGCAGAGTACGCGAAAAAGCCTATACAATGGCAACAAGTGTACGAAACCCGTAACTCAACAAAGTACAAAGAAGAAATGTTGATGACATCTGGCATGGGTACAGCGTACCAAGTCAGTGAATCGGCGGCTACCCCGATGGATGGCGGCAAAGACGAATGGGTAAAGCAATTTATCCATAAAGAGTACGCACTTGGTTTTAGTATTTCCCGTATCGCTATTGAAGACGGACAGTATGAAGACATCGGCAAGGACTCAGGCAAGCAGTTGTCTAACTCTTTCTGGGAAACCAAAGAGATTCAGGGCGCGGCGTTGTTCAATAATGCGACATCAACAAGCCGTGATTTTAAAGGCGGTGATGGTGTGGCGTTGTTATCCACTGCACATCCTTTGGCAAATGGCTCGACATTCAGCAACTTCCTTTCTGGTATGCAATTATCGGAAACCTCTTTAGATACAGCGCGTATCATGATTGAGCGTGCTGTTGATGAAAAAGGATTGCAGATCGCATTGAATCCACAAGACCTGATTATTCCACCTGATTTGGTCACGGTTGCACATCGTTTGTTACAAAGTACGCTAAGACCGGGTACGAATAACAATGATGCAAACTGGATGAAAGACATGGGGTTGTTCGGCAAACCGCCTATCAAAATGAATCGTATCATCGACCCTGATGCGTGGTTTATAAAAACGGACGCACCGAAAGGCTTGATTCATTACAAACGCCGTGCGTTTAGTTTTGAAACAGAGTTTGATGCGAATACCCGTTCGTTCCAAGGCTATGCTAGTGAGCGATATTCCTTTGGACACTTCAACCCCCGCTGTATTTTTGGCAGTTTGGGTGCGTAGCGGTTAAACGTATATCTGGAACGGGGAATTCCCCGTTCCAGAATTTTGAACAGGAAAATACAAATGGCACTTTTTCAATCCATAGGGCGATTAGTTACACTGATGTTCGGTGATGCTTACTACGCGCCTGTTAATGACTCAAAAGACGGAGTAGCTGGTTATCCAGTTAATCTAATCAGCAAAATTAGCTTAGGCAGTCCAGCAGTAGCAAGTGCGAACTTTATCGCAACAACTCAGGCTATCGTTGATGCAGCAGTTACCCCGCTAACGCTGGCAAATACCACGCTGGCAGTGCCTCGTAACATCACGGCAACAGGTGCAAGTGGCGCGGATGCTATTCTTGATATTGTTGGTACTGACGTGTATGGCAATGTTATTACCGAAACAATTACATTAATCGGAACGGCAACAATTCAAGGTGTTAAGGCGTTCAAAACCGTAACATCAATCACTCCAGAAGGCGGGTCTGGACTGGGAGCGACAGCCGTTACCATTGGCATGGGTTCAAAACTAGGCTTACCAGTAAAGCTCAATGCAAGACCTGATTTAATGCAAGCGTGGTTCGGCGCGGTATTAGATGGCGGCGGCTTAACTGTTGTCATTGGTTCAACCAGTGCTGATGCTGATAAACGTGGAACGATTGCGTTTACCAGTGCGTTAGACGGCTCAGAAGTTATTGTGTGGATGGCTGTTGATGCGTCAACTAATGCAAAGATGGTGGGCGTATAAATGAACATTGCAAGCCTGATAACTATTGCTAGACGTGATTACTTAAACGATGCAACTACACCCGGTCAAACTTGGGATGATGCGTGGTTTCTGCGTAATTTTTCAGAGGCACAGCGTCAAGCTTGTAATCGCACGGACTTTATTTTTACCGATTCCCTGTATTTAACCCTTGCGGCTGATACAGGGAGTTACGTTTTACCAATAAATTTAACTAGATTGCTTTTTTTAACTTTCGAGGACAGAGAATTAAAAAAATCATTGCCAGAACAATTGGCACAAGACTGGCGTACACGTTCAGGGTTTAGTGAGAGCAGTGACAGAAATTACATCGTGCGCGGAAACCTTGTGACTTTTACGCCTAAGCCAAACGCTACCGATGCAGGTCTAAAGGTCTACATCGAGGGCTTTATTTATCCATCGGCAGATTTTACTCTTACCACCGATGCCCCCGTTATCCCTATCGAATACCACGAAAAGCTTATTCACTGGGTTTGTCATAAAGCCTATAGTAACGAGGTGGCATCCGATGAACACATGGCGGTAAAAGATGAACGCAGGTCAGTAGACCATCTTGCTTTGTTTAATCAAGCATTCGGAAAACCTGTTCCCGCTACTGTGCGTCAACATCAATTTGAAACTAATCAGAGATAACCCATGTACACACAATTATTAAATAATGCTGGCTCATTTGTTGTTTTAGCATCGGCGGCAAGAACTGCAACAGTTACCAGTGATGACCAAGTTAATGTTGATTACAATGGTGTTCATGTATCTATTGTTGTGTCGGCAGTGACCGCTACACCTAGCGTAGTACCGAAGATTCAAGGAAAGGACGCAAGCGGAAATTACTACGATATTCTTGTTGGCGCGGCGATTACCGGTACTGGCACAACGGTTTTACGGGTATTTCCTAACGCTACTGTCGTGACAAACTTAACCGCTAACGACTTTATCCCTAAAAACTGGCGCGTCGTCATGACGCATGGTGATGCTGATAGCATCACCTATTCCGTTAATGCTAATACTATTTTGGTGTAGCCATGCCAATCACCATTCCATTCACCAAAGGCATAAACAACACGGCGCGGCTTGAACGCTTGCCCGATGGTTTTGTCCGTGAAATAACCAACCTGAACATCGATAGTTCGGGTATTGCTAGTCAGCGAGATGGGTTTGGTTTGGTGATAGCGGGGGAACTGACTGCTATCTGGAGCGATGATTTACGTTGTTTTGCAGTTATAGACGGCAATTTAAAGGAGGTATTCAGTGATTACACGGTATCAACACTACGAGCTGGGATTGGGCGAATACGCCTTGATTTCACTCGCGCTAACGGCAATTATTATTATGTCGGCAGCTCAGTTAATGGCATTATTTCTGGGAACTCTGCAAAGATATTTGGACAAGAAATAGTTACTCGGCAGCCAACACTAGCCGAAGCTAACGGCGGAGTGTTACTGGCGGGTAATTATCTAGTGGCAGTCACGCTATTAGATGATAATGGCATGGAGTCAGGCACGGCAGATCCGCGTTTAATCACGCTATCGGCAGACAATAAAGCGATTAGGCTTACTGAGTTATTTTTTCCACATGATGCTAGATCAACGTACCTAGCAATCTACGTTAGTCAGCGAGACGGTAGTGAATTGTTTAGGCAAGGCGTTATTGCCACTGGCACGTCAGAAGTGACTATTTATGAAGTTGATGCTCATGCCAAGTCACTCGACACGGTGGGTATTTTCCCTGCACCAACAGGTCAATTGATTGCCCAGCATTACAGTCATTTGTTTATTGCCCAAGGCAAAACATTATTTTACTCTCTACCAAAACAGTATGAACGCTGGAATCCATTCGACAATTACCAATATCCAAGCAATATCACGGCACTATGTCCGTGCGAGTCTGGACTATGGGTAGGTACAGAGAAAGACGGTCTATTTTGGATTAGCGGCAGACAGCCAAGCCACGGTGCAGAAGCACTGGGAGATTTTTCACAGGCAAAAAAACAGCACACTTCATGTCCTTTGCTTGGCACTCAACAACTAATCCCAGCAGAGTTTATCGCTGGTGGGACTGGTCAGTATGGCTACATGGTCACGGCTCACGATGGCATGATTTTACTCATGGATGGCGGACAGTTCGCTAATGTTTCACAACAAAATGTGTTATTACCAGAGTTCAAAGCTTGTGCCAGTGCAGTTATAAAACATTTGGACACATTCAATTATGTAGCTATCGTGTCAGGGGCAAAAGTTCCAGCGCGTGACTATGAATTACAGCCGTATGTCCCCGTGTGGGATAACGGCGTTTGGGGCGAATGATGAAAACCGTATTATTGCTAAGAAACTACCGCTACATGGGCAACGACTACACAAAAGGTGATGTGATTGAAGTCAACACGGAGTATTTTGAATTGTTGACCTCAAAAGGCATTGTACAATTATTTATTAACAGGACATAACAATGACAGTAATAAATTACATAGAAGACGAAATATTAAACATTGAGCAAAAATTTATCGGTGTAAAAATCATAAAAGCTCAAATAATGGGACTATTACAAGCTCAGCAAGTTCTTGGTCGTACTGTAGGCTATGAAGGCTTAACAAATGAAGATGGCGATTGTTCAGGCTATCTTGTTGAATATAAACAGCGTGACAATGCCCCTGCTTATCGTGCGTGGAGTCCAGCGGATGTATTTCAAGACGCATACAGACCCATTGAACAAATGACGTTTGGATTGGCAATCGAAGCCTTGAAAAAAGGATTGATGGTATCGCGTACTGGCTGGAATGGCAAAGGTATGTGGCTGTTTTTGATGCGAGGCATAGATATACAAGAATCAATGAGCAGTGTTTACGGAGACGGGGAAAATGGTCTTCCAATTTGCGACTCTATTTGCATGAAAACGGCAGATGATAAAGTTGTGGTTGGCTGGTTAGCGTCACAAACTGATATTTTAGCCGAAGACTGGCAAATAACGCCCAACAAAGCGCAGTAATTTATCTACAGGACATAACAATGACAGCACCAGTATGGTCTTCAACAAACGTACTAGACAACGGTCTAGCTTATTTAAAAACAAAGTGTAACAGTGTCGTATTAGTCGATTATGTCTATGCGGCGGGCGACAGCTATGCGGCGGTGCGCGGTACAGCGGATGTAAATATCATTGCTGAACGCACCGGTATTGTATCGACTGATACTACATTAGCGGCACAAGGAACAAATGGGCGAAAGGCTACCATTGCCGCACCGGTTTCAAACCCTACCGCAGTCAAGACATCGAGCGGCAGTGCAGGGTATCTGAAATATGCCGCTCTTGATACAGTCGGCAGCGAGGTATTGGCAGTGTGGGACGTATCGGTAGATCGTGTTATTGTTTCAGGTGACCCCGTACTATTTCCTGATTTAATTTTTAATATGAACCAACCTACTGGCTAATGCTTACACCGCCACGCCTTGAGTATTACGGGGACATTGAAAAAGCCAGTACACTGAAAGGTGCAGCACTGGCTTTTTATCAGTTCGTTTGTAGTTCAATGGGCGATGTGCAATCTATCCAGCGCGAGAAACGTGATGGTGATACTGCCGCTATGCAAGTTACGGTGTGGACTGAGGCATACGATGAGAAGCGTGGTGTTGTTAAGATTTATGTAGCACCTATTGGCAGTGAGGGCGCGGAGGTTCTTTTCCCTACCTCATTCAATGACACCGACCTAGGTACTCAGATTTATAAAGCTCCATACCCAGCAAAAAAACAAGGCGAGTTGATTTTAGCCGACGATAATCCTAATTATTTGGTGTTACCAACACCTACCTACAGCGCAAGAACAAATTACTGGGTAAATGATAAGGAAAATGCCACGGTTAGCTGGGATTATGTAGAGTATTTAGACACCAGTTACCCTGTCGGTCATATAAATAGAAAACGAAAGTACGGGAAAATAGCGATAAATGGCATTGAGACTGGATTGTTATGGGGTAAGTTTTTAGAGCCGTTGGCGTGCGCATTAATAGATAAGGATAACGATGGCGCGGCTGTTCAGCAAATCGTTATCATCTATCATGATAGGGTAGATTATGCTGGAACAGGCGCGGATAGGTACATTGCCGTTTATTCGTATGAGCTTGATTTTATCGGCTCAGAGATTGGCTTAACTGAGATTGGCGCAACTATCTTTAATGATACTGACATTGTACTAACTGATACACCAAGCGCGAATTACACGACAGTAGGATATGGAACCAAGTTATTTACTGGCTTTTTTGGTGACACTAAGCACTTAGCTATAAGGTGTTCAGCGCAAAGAACGTATATTACCGTAGACTATCCAGCAGGGATATTGGTTAATGTATCTGTGTTGCATTGCATTGAGTTAGCCACTAGCTACGACAGCATTCTAAGCGATGAAATAATTTATGAGGCAAGTCCATTTATATCGAATGGGTACAACAATAGTTATTCTGGCAGTGTAACTACGCTAGTAATACCTACTGAGAATATATTATGTGATTTTATAGATGTTCGTGGTAACAATGTTTCATTCGCAGTGAAAATGGCTGTTGAAAACATAAAGGATATTGGTGCTGAAGTAGTTGGACCATATTTTAATTATCGTCCACTGCAAACCCATCAATGGACTGACGAACACCATCTAGTATCATGGTCAAAAAAAGATGGGTTAAAAAAGGATTTATTAAAATCAGTGTCGGGCAATAACATTGCGACACAAGTCATAAATGAAAGTGGCGATGATGTATTTACCTCTGGAACAACAACCGAGCAATGGTGTTATGTTGGCATATATTTAAAAAAATCATCCGAAGCCATTTACTCTATAGTCGATCAAACTACAACAGGGAGCGGATGGCAATTCGATGGAATACCCGACATAACAACATCAAGCGTGTCATTATCAGTTATATCTAAAAAATTTGGTGAACTTTACTCCAGCAATCTAGCATTAACCGAGGCATTTGTTAATGATTATGCGTACACGAAAGACGCAATGGTAGCTTCAATTGAAACAACTGATCTTGTAGGTGGCGATTTGGTAGATAAATCATTTACGCTTATTTCAGACTTTAAGGGAAAAAAACGTAAGATAGTTGAGCATCCAACGACTTGCATATCACTTACCAAGCTTCCTAAGCCGCCTTAAATACCTAGCCCTATCTTTGCACTTTCCGCAACAATACTTTTTATTGGTGAATCCATTGTAGATATTTTGGCATTCTGGGCTATTGCAGGTATGGGAAACAGTCTTCCTCATACCCGCAAGAGACCTGCCTATGTTTACTGTATCGGGCATGGTGGTATTTCTATCAATGTTTCGTTTATCACAATATCAAGAGTTCCATTGTTATTGGTGTCTTTGACGGATGAAATCCTGCCAAGATGACTAATCGACACCACTTTGATTTTGCCTTGAGAGCATATTTTCACATACTCGATTGCGCCTGTTGTGCCTTGACTTGAAAAATTAATGGAATTTATCTGGACTGGGGTGACGTTATTTTCATTTATACCCTGTAATTTAACTGCTGATACTGTGAAAAACTCAGGGAGATTATCATAAATCCTTAAAAAACAGTCAACACTATTGCAGTCTGTCTGCTTCACAATAATAGACGCTTCCTTAGTGGTAATCCCATCCTTATCAAGGTATTGCTGATTAAGATATGCGCCTATGGTAGTGCTGCGTTTTATTGCCTCGCTACGCGTAAAATTCAAAGCACCTGCAACCTCATTATTGATAGCAGTCATCCTGCTATTGCTAAGCATATCGATAAATGACGGCGCGGCAATGATGGCTAAAGCTGAGGTAATACCTATTGCCGCCGTAAGCTCAAGCAATGTAAAGCCGTTGCGCGCCTTCATGATTGTATGAACGAGATTATGAATGACAGGCAGATAATCCACGCAAAAAACAGCGGAGATATTTGCATTTCTTTAATACGAAACTGATGCAACGCCAATGCGGTGCGGAAGTTAATCGACAGGACTGAAAAACCAGCGATTGATAAAACTAATAACACATAAATTTCTACGCTCATGACACTCTCCAAATGAATTAAAATAAAACTACGATTAAAGTATTCTCCTTTTTTCTCCTTTACGCAAGCGCGTAATTATACGCCATAGGAAAATCAATGGCTTATATTTAAAAATAGTTATAATTTACCGCAATTAGTGCGATAATTACCAAAAAAATAGGAACAGTCATGGCTACACACGCATATTGGGGCATAGAATTCACTGATTCTTACAGTGCAATTTTAGTTGTCCATGAACTTAAGATGATGTCTTCATACGGAGGTGCTAATGAATGCGTGGGCGGCACGGCTTCTGCGACATCAAGTTATTTGGCAAATACACCAGATAAAGCTTTTGATAATGATTTTGGGATTAGTAATTTTTGGATTCCAGATAACCCGTTCTCACCACCACAGGCATTGACATACCAGTTTTTAACGCCTGTTGATATTATTCAATACACGATTTATACAAGCACTACTGATCCCGCTGAGCGTCCTAAAAGCTGGAATGTGATTTATTCTGATGACGGCGTAACGTGGACAACGGCGGCGACAAAAACTAGCTTTCTTTTCCCAGCAGACGTACAGACTTTCAATGTAGGCGTTGTGGATATTCCAGTAACCGCACTAACTGCCGCACCAACACTAAATAATCCTACTGCTTATGTCATAGCGAACGTCACGTCAACTGCATTAACATCAATACCAATCCTAAGTACGCCTAGTGTAAATTACATTCAGGACATACCAGTAACCGCGTTAACATCTACACCTACATTAAACGCGCCCACTGTTGGCATAATGGCAAAAACACCAGTAAGCGCATTAACGGCAACACCAACGCTAAACAATCCTACTGCAATGTCGGTGCAGCGCGTTGATGCTGTGCCGCTGTTTACTACCCCAACTGTTAATACCCCAAGTGTGGGCGTGATTAATGTTGTCAGTGTCTACCCGCTTTACAGCACACCTAGTCTTGCAGTTAATGATGCAAACTACCTAGGCTATGCGTATGGCACAGAAACCAAGGCTATCACTAATTACAGTAATTTTAACTTTACTGGATCATGTGTGTTTAACGGTAAAACTTTGCTTATAAACGACACCGGTGTTTTTGAGTATGGCGGCGAGTCTGACAACGGGATAGCGATAGTTGCCAGTATGAAGACCGGCAAGATGAATGGCGTAATGGGCAGGAATGGCGTTTACCCAAGCAGTAAAATTAAGCGCATACCCGATGCAAAAATTGTCATTGATTGTGACAAATCAGGAGGAGAAGTGACGGTAAATGTCACAGAGGACGAAAACACGGCTTTATCATACGCAAATGCAATTAGTCATAGCGGCTTTGCTACTCACCGCGTACCGATAGGACGAGGTATAAAATTTAACTATGTTCAGCTTGAGGTGGTTGGTACAGGATGCGCACGTCTTGATATTAGCTCTATTGAATATAACCCTGTTGAAAATGTTAGGAGCGAAAGGTAATGTCAGCACAGCATCAATTTTTAAATTCCATTACGTCGGTAAACGACTCATATCTTAATCGGTTATTTGATGAGGCGGTCAAAGCACTAACAGCGGCAACAAATGCAGTCAACGGGATGACGGCTGAATTAACGCCTTTCCCCGATTTTTCAGGACTTACCACTACATTAATAAACCCGTCTGATATTGCACTAGGTGCTTTACCAGCTATCCCAACAAAACCGTTATTGTTAGATGTGCCAATTGGAGCTATGCCAGCTGCACCTTATTTATGGACTACGGTAATTGCCGATAAGGATATGATTATTGGTGTCATTAATCGACTAATCTCTGAGATTGAATCGCTATTAGCCAATCCTTACGGCGTGATGGGTGTGATGTTTGACGCTATCTATGCGAAATCCATAGATGACGAAACAAAGTTACAGCGTACAGGCTATCAAAATTATTTATCCAGTAATTTATCAATGGGGTTTGAAGCAGCAAGCGGTCAAGACCAAGCTGTATTTATGCGTTTTGAACTGGAGAAGAAAGGCAAGCTTTCCAGCATTAGGCGTGACATCATGATTAAACAAATTGATGTTGAGCTGGCTATTAAGCAAAAGGCATTGGATCAATTGTTATCGCTCAATTCCAGATTGCTTGATTTGAAACAAGCCAGTGAAGGCAATGAACTAATTCTGTATGACTCACAGAAAAAAACCGTTATCGACACGGCAATGCTTTATATTGATATTAACAAGGGGTTTATCGACATCTATGCAAGCGAGATTCAAGCGTATTCATCACTAACTGGTGTCACTATCGAAGAAGCCAAGTTCAGGATGGAGCAGTACAGGCAGGTTAATGAAATGAATGTCCAGTTGACCAACATTTCACTGGAAAAAATCAAACTGATTGAGGCGCATTACACAAGCAATGCACAGCTTGGCATTGAGAAGATAAAATCCATTGCCGCCGTGAATGGTCAAGTCGGGGCTAACTGGATGAATGGTATTAATCTTAGTCAGTCGTTTAGTACGGGTAAATCTTGGAGCTATGGCGAATCGATTTCTGCTTAAAAAGGATGTATAATTACATTGTGGGCAGGTGTTGCAACGCCGCAAGCTGTTTCCCTTGCAGCCCACTCCTTTTATTGGAAACCTATTTTGGAACAGAAAATGCAAACACAACTCGAAGTAACACCATCAACTTTACCTTGCAAAGAAACCGAAGACTGCAAAGGGGAATTAAAAAGATTTCTATATTCGGAAAGCTCAGATGGAGTGCATGAGCAGTATCAATGCACTTGCTGTAGGAAATATGTTAAAAGCCACAATGGTAATTTTTTTAGTGCTGGAAAATATAATTCTATAGCATAAAAAAGCATATAATAGCATTGTCGCCTGTTGGCTTAGTCGGCACAAACAAAAGCACAGAACCTTATTAGCCTATTTTATTAACTTAACTTAGGACAATTGACATGATTTACTTAGCTTGGATTGTCGCTACAATCTACACAATATCTCTATCTGCTAGTTGGTATGTAATATTTACAGACCCACTTGGACAATTTTATAAATTCGACACTTTCCCAGTTGTAATATGGTTTGGATCGGTGGGCTATCTTCTCTATCATTATTTCGGCGTTTAAAATGAAAAAGTTATTTCTAATATCAACACTTACAATGCTATCAATGCCAGTTATCGCTGCGGTAGACTGTGATTTTTTCGCCACACAAGTACAGGGCATTACCGATAAACAAGAGCGTAACTATGCAACTGATTTGTACAATTCCCAGTGCAACGGCGGCAGTCAGTCTAATCAACAAGAGCAAGAGCCGCAACAAATTAATACCGTTCCTCAATATGTGCCGTCTACTGGACAATGGTGTCAGATTGTTAATGGTGTGATGAATTGCTGGAATTAGCATGAACAACAGGAACAATGCAAGAAAGACTTAGAGAAAACCCCTGCTACATCGAAGCGGTTGAAAATGCTTTTGTACAGGGCGCGATAACAAAGCAACAGCGCGATGAGCTATTGACAGCAAGAGACTTTAAAAGTTTGGAAATTTATTAACAGTGAAGTATAATTTTATTACGCGCCCTTAGCTTAAGTGGTGAAAGCAACCGACTCATAATCGGCTGACTCTAGGGTTCGACTCCCAAGAGGGCGCACCAGTGTTGACAGCGGGATAGACTGCGGATTAGAGTGTGTTGGTGCAGTAAACTGTGCATAGCTCAAATCGGATGAACGTTGCTTCATAACCAAAGTTGTAGGCTCGAATTCTGCTGCACAGTGTTTTTAATTTTTTATCCTCATAGCTCAATTGAATAGAGCGTTGCACTGAAAGACAACCGATAATGGCAGTAGGGAAGACTACATAAAAACCAATTACATTGTAGTTCAAACGTGAATAGCGTGGAAACACGCAGTCGCAGGTACTTAAAAACCCTGTCAATGTAAAACAGAACTCAACACTGACCAAAAGTTGAAGTACGAGCGAATCAGACATTTAAAACCCGTGATCTCACGAAAGCGGGTTTTTTATTGTCCGTCATATCACAAATAATGCTAAAATCACAGATAAATAAAACACTGGAAATTTAGCAATGAAGACTCAACGCGCACCACAATTGGCAACCTCACTCACAGGCACTATTGACGGTAGCGGTTCTGTGACCAAAGATAAATACCCCGCACTGGTAGCAAATAAGGAGGCTATTCTCAATGCAGGGGCGGCGGAAGCGTTCGCAAAACTCATGGGTATGAGTATTAATGAATTTAATGCTATTTATGCTCCTAAAGGTGCAGAGACAAAGGTAGTTGATGGGGTGCTTCATGCGGCAGCTGGCGCAAGTGGGATAAAAGACTGGTATTATGGTGGTCATGATAATGCAGGCAATAAAATTGTTGATGCGGCTTCAAGAAACATCATTGAGCCTTTAGCCAAAACAAACTTAAACCCATTGTCATTAATGGGACAAGATGTAACGAATAAAGTAAGAGAGGGGGTTGGCGACACAATAGGAGCTGTAATTGATAATAGTTCCCCAGCATTAATTAGCAAGGCATTATCTACAGCACCTGCACCTTCAGTTTTACCACCAACAAACCAAGCAAGTGTACCTAAACCAGTAGCAACCAATGACGAAGTGGCTAATATGGTGCGTGGAATTCCCAATCCTGTAGCTAATGTTCCAGAATTTACCCCTACAGGCGGTGTGCGGTCAAATGTAGCAACTGGAGAGCAACAGACATCGGGAAGTACAGCCCCGTCATTACTCCCAACTGCAAAAATAAACAACCCAAGTAAGTTGGATTATGAAACTATGCCAGCGGGTTTTAATAAACAGGTTCAAAAAAACGGCAACATATCGTACAGCGATAGACCGATGACAGCAGTGGACGCGCCCGTGCCGTTATTGAGTGCAAACAACTCTACACCTCAGTCCCGCCGTGCAATCCAAGAAGGAGTTGCCCAAGTTCAAACCGAAGCGCAATACAAAGCCCATCAAGAACCATCGATAATTACCCCAGAAATACAATTGCGTATGCAACAAGGATTGCCTGTTGATGGTTCGGCGCAACCCAGCATTCCAACTGTATCCGTGCAACCACCTGTTAATAATCTATTAGCTGGAAACCAGTCAAGACCTAAGTACGACACTAAGGTTTCGAGTGCGGAAGCTGATAGTCGAGATCTTTCTCAAAGACAAATGGCAAATGATACGCCTAATGCGGGTGCAGGTAAATTTGCCACTCAAGCACAACTGGAAGCGGCAGGGAGAACTGGAATACCTCTACCACAGGTAAATACTGGGGGAGGGTCAGGACAAGGCGGTAGTGTTGGCATGGGCGGCGAAGGCGGTCAAGCTCTTGCACCGACAATGGAAGAAGCGATGCAAGCTAGAGACAAACAGGCGCAAACTGAAACACCACCGCCACCATCTATCAATAATGGAAGGCTTGTACAGCAACCAGCCCCACAGCTATTAACTCCCACAGCCCCACAGCCAAAGCAACGCGGTTTTGTTGCACCACAGATACAGGGTATTCTTAGCCCAGAAAATCAGGCGGCATTGAATGAACAGGTGTCGCGTAACCTTGCTACTATGAATAGAGGCACTGGCAATATGAGCGATGCTCTTGCAACAAAGTATGCCCAAAAGAGTATGGACACTATTTTAGGTAAAGACACGCAAGACCGTTCTGCGGCTCAGGCGAATAATAATCAAGCGCAAGATGAAAGTCAGTACCAGCGGACTGAAAAACAGAAGCAGAGTGAAGAAGCGTGGAATCAGTTATTACAGTCTGATACGGCTAATTATGGCAAGCTTAAAGACCAGAAAGCTGCGGAGTCGGCACAGCAAAACGCACAATCAGAATCGTCTAAAGCACAGCTAGAACAACTTAACAAAGATAAAGACCGCGATGTAAAGCTAGATACTCCAGTAAAGGTTGGCGAAAATGATGATGGAAGCGTTATTTACAAGTCGCCTAGACAGGTAATGCAGGAGCGTAGCCAAGCGGCAGCCAATGAAAATATGAAAAAATTACAGTACGCAGCTGAAAACGAAAAAGACCCGACAAGAAGACAGCAAGCAATAGACGCACTTAACAAACTAGCAGTAGGACAGAGATAATGGTAACTAATAATGCTAAGCCTTATTCATGGGTTGATGATTACTTAAAAAATGACACGTCTGTTAGTGACGCACAGCAGCACGCTATTGATAACGGATTGCCAGACTGGATTGCTGACTACAAAATACCAGAAGCAAAACCTGTCGCACCACAATTAGCACAGCCTACACTAAGTGAAAACCTAGGCGATACTGGAAGATTGTTGTTGCAGGGCGTTGAGGGTGTAGGTGGCGTTGTTGGCTATGGCTTAGAAAAATCAGGCATAGCCCCGCAGCTTGGCAGAACTATTCAGGAATCTAGTTTGCCTCAAGAGGCTAGACTGCAAAGTCATTTAACGCCACAAATGCAGGAAGCACAAAAACAGCCGTTGATTAATGAAGCGGATGATGGCGCATTATCGGTTAATCCTGATTTTGGCTTTCGCTCATTAGAAGCAAATGTATTACCATCAATCCCAAGTACAGTAGCTATGGGCGTAGCAGGTGCGCCATTAGCGGCACTGGGGACTAGCGCGGCAACTGCGGCAGGAGTAGGGAAGGCATTAGCTCCTGTTATCGGTAGCGGCTTAGGGTTTGGTGCATCGGAAGGCGTATTCTCAGGCGCACAAAATGCAGAGCAGTGGGGGCATGAGCAACGCGCCAAACCAGTAGAGGTATTTAAGCAGCATCCAGCTTGGAATAAAGCCCTTGCTGATAATGGCAATGACCCAGAAGCGGCAAAAGAAGCCTTAATTAATAAAGGTCAGAGCGATATTTTCAAGGACACGGCGATAAAAACCGGTGGATTGTCTGCGGTTACTGGCGGTGGCGTATTGGGTGTATTAAATAGGTCGGTAGCTAAGCCTGTTATAGGTGAAGTAGCTGATGGATTTTTAAAGTCCACAGTCAAAGGCATAGCGTCAGAAGCAGGACAGGAAGCTCCACAAAGTTATTTTGAGCAAAAAACAACTAATCAGGCTACTAAGGATTATGTTGACCCTAATCAAGATGTCAATGAAGGCGCATTAAACGCCGGTGTTGTTGGTGGTATTTCAGGCGGTGTTATGGGTGCGTTTGGTGGTGCAGGTGCTTTATTGCCACAGAAACCAGCAGGGACTACGACAGCAACGGAATCAGAATCAGCACCAACAATTAACCCTATTGTAGAACAGGCACAAGCCGAAGCCGATACAGCTGTACAGGAACATCAAAGCCAACAAGCGCAAGGCAACACACTAGGTTCAGCGGCAGCAGCGGCAAATGCAAAGGTTGCACAAGATAGGGCTGATACTATTAAGGCTGATAGTGTTTCGGGTGGCTCAGGAGTAGGCGGCGGTACAGGTGGTACAGCGCAAGATGTACAACCAAGCCCCGTTAATCTTGATACCGTATCGACATTACAACCAATTGTTGGTAATGCTCAGCAAGTAACTAATACTGATAGCCAAGCAATCGATTCACCTAAGCAATCACAAGCCGATAATCAACGCGCCACTGACGAAAAATTTAACACAGATGTTTCCGCTAAGGTTGCTGAAATAGATGCAAAGCGTGATGATAATGTGGCGAACACAAACACAATAAATCAAACTACTAAACGTGGCGGGTTTAAGCCGCGCCCAGAATCCGTACAACAAGCAGCGGTTACACTGGCAGAAATCGACAGGGCGATCGAAACAAAAACGCTTATCCCAAAACACGCCGATGATTTGCTTCGTATCGCGCCGACTGTTGGCGTAGAGACCGCCAATAAACCCATTCATGAAATTCAAAGCGAAGTCGAGAGCATTGTAAATGCAAACATATCCACAGAACCCACTCAAGCACCAACTGTTACACAGGACGAGCCAACTAAGGCTTCCAAAGTTCGTACAGGACAGAATAAGACGGATAGCGCACAACAATCGGCAGAAGTTCCGAGTGTTTCGTCCAGTGATGCCAAGGTTTCTACGCAGACAGCGGCGGTAAAGCCTAGCGGCAAAACACCTAAAGGCAATAAAGATGCTTTCGTTAAGGAATGGGTAAATACTGAAAACAGAAAAGCTGGTAAAAAACCCAGAACAGCTACCGAGCAACAGCGAGACACAACGGAATTTACCAGAAAAGCACAGGATGAATACGATAACCGCATTGTTACGGCGTTAAATAATGGCGAGAAACTAAGTACAAAAACTGAAATTCCAGACCACGGACTAACGATTGAGGAGTTTAGCGCGCCATTACAGCCATCGAATGAATCACGAGAAGCGCATAATGAAGCCATAGCAGAAGCTAAAGAACGCGGCTTGGTAATTAGAAATAAAACGTCATTAACCAATGATACGCCAACAGATACAGCACAACCAGCAACACAAGGAACAGATACTAATTCACCCGCAGTTGGTATCACTAGCGCACAGGAAGAAAAGTCGGGTGTCGTTGGTGGCGAAATGGCTACTGGGCAAGTTGTTCTAACATCAACAGGCAGAAAAACAACTCCATACCCTAAATTCAACCTTTACGAGCATAAAGAAAATGCAGACAGAACGGCTATTTTTGGACGTGATGTAGCAAAAACAAATAACTGGCTTATTGAAAATGCAATTTTAGAAGCTGAATCAAGAGGGGATGATTTAACTAAAAGGATATTCCAAGCTGATTATGATAGGTACAACGACAAGAAAAATAAGAATAGAAAGTATGGTTATCCTGCCGCCACAAAAGACCACGCGGATGAGTATTTATTTGGCGAAGTAATGCCACAAAGAAAATCAATTTTAAAGCCATTGTCACAACCCACACAGGCAACCAATGACCAAAGCCAGAACGCAACCACGCAAGAAACCGACACGCAAGCGGTAACACCATCAACCACAGGAGGCAACAATGGCGAAAAAACGACCACCAAAAACGAAGTGCTAAATAAAGCGGGTGAAGCTAAGTCTGAACCCGCTACACAATTTAATCCTACCCACACTGTCAATGATGACGGCGATAGTGTGCCAGTGGCAAAAAATGAGAATGGTGTTTGGGAGTCTAAGGATAAAACCGAGTATGAGGGTTATGATGCTGAACCGATTGAAAGCAAGGTAGCCAGTCAAGCTAAGCCAGAAACCTATCACCCTGCAATATCTTCATTAGCCAATGAACTTGTTGTCGGCGGCGGTGTATCATATACATACGATGAAAACGGTAAAATAAACGGCAGAACACCATCGACTAATCCAGACTGGTTTAAAGATGGTGCGTTCGTTGCCCTTAATAAAAACACTGGCAATAAATATTCTGGCAATATTTCAGTAAAAGAAATACAAACGGCTGTTTCTGCATATGAAGACGGTGGAAATTTAACCGATAAACAAAGAGCGATACTCAGAGGACTGTCTAGTGTTGCCGAAGAACTAGAAGATGCGGAAGATAATAACCACCCTGAAAGTTATGCTTATGAGGATACATTACTTGATAACAATATTCAACGCTATGACCGCGGCGATGAAAAAGCACGGGCGGAAGCGGTAAATAAATTCAGTGATTTGCATTTCAGCAAAGCTAATCAATCAACTAACGCCCACACCCTAACCTCATTCACCCAATCCTTTACCGCACAGCTTGATAAGCAGTTTGGACGGGGCTGGACTAAGTTGTTAATGGCTACTGGTAAGGTTAAGGTGATTAGTAGTGAGGAGGCAATTGCAATGGGTGTTATGGAAAAAGCTCAGGCGTTTTATGCTACATCGGCTAATTCAAAGGGGTTGAGTGCTGATACAACATATTTTATTGCTGATAACATAGATAAGAATAAGGATTTACTAGGATTAGCCCTACATGAGATAGCATCCCACCAACTCAATTTAGGAAAAGACGACAAAGCCTTTCAAGATATTCTTGGAGAGCTTGCCAGAATGAGAAAGTCTAGCAAGCTTGTTCAAGATGCTTATGTAAGGGCGTTAGAGTCGTTTGGTCTTTCCAGTCTTCCGATAGCTGATAGCATGGTCGAGAGCGTCAACAGAAACGCCTATTCTCGCGGCGACATCCTTGCGGCTAAGTCCACTATTAAAAAGCTGTTCGATCAACTCAAAGTCATAAACGGTTCTTCTGTAAGCAGGGGTATGAAGCCCAGCGCGAACCAAAGCAGTTTTGACTCCAGCAGCACTGCAATTAAGTTCCTTTCCGATACTCTTAAAGGACATTCCAGTATCTCTAAGGCTTTTAACTCTGGCAGTGTCGATAAAGGTATGATGCTCGATGCTATGAGCAGAATTGCTCAAGATAACAAGATTATCAATTCTATTATCGAGTTTATCCCCGTTGACGTGATGGATATGCTCGTGAGTCGTCAGTTTACGCCCGATATGTTGCGACATGATATGTCTATGGGCGTAGACCTGAATACCGTTGACCGTAATAATCCTATAGCCAGCACCATTAACAGTGCCGATAGTGTCTTTATGGCGATAGTGCATGGTGCAAGGCTTAGAGCAAAATACAACGCCACCAGCTCTTTTAATTCTGGACGGTCTGGCGTAAATAACGACACCGCACCATCCACAAGGAACATCAACACCAGTTCTAATGTTGGAGTTTCTAAAGCTGATAGAGCAGGAATTACTACAGAATTTACGAGAAGCGGGAATAATAGCCCCGCACTTGATACAATGGTTGGTACACATAATGTCATTCCTAATAATGATGTTGAGTTAGACAATGCACTAAGTGAGATTGGTGTATTGTTGCCATCTATTGTATCACTTGACGATGTAAATAACGAGGTAATATCGTATTTACTTGAGTATCATCCTAAATTGTCTTTTAGCCAAAAATTCCTAAACTGGTTCAGAAACAAACTACGCGCTATCGGTAAAGCATTGCCGCCTGTACAGCGTACCGAGTGGTTTAGACGTGTTACTGCTATTAGTGATAGTGATTTGGTGGGGATGGCGGTTAGTGCGTTGAGATTTGCCCCGAATGATTTACTATTTGATTCTGTTGGGCGCAGCGGTGATGCAATTAAGCTTGCTAAGCAACAAGGCTATGAGGGTAGCAGTACGGGAGAAGCCGAGGAATGGTTGCGCGCTGTTGCTAAGGGCTTGGATATGTCACAAGAGGCTAGGATGGCTAGGGCTAAGGATATGGGTTTTGATGTTGATACAGACTATTATCATGGTTCGCATAATTTTGGCTCAGTAATAGATATGTCTAATTATGGCAATGGAGAGGGTGGGCAAGGCTTTGGGTATGGATTTCATGTAACAAAAACCAAAGATACAGCCAAAGATTATTGGCATGATTTAGGCGATAAAAAGAAAAAGATATATAATTTATATTTAAAAAATGATGTGTATCTTGACTGGCATTTACCATTAAGTAAGCAAAGTAAAGATGTAATTAATGTGCTAAAAGAAGCAAACATATCAATATCATCAGGAGTTACTGGTGAAGAATTGTATTATGATATTGCTTCATTAATGGGTGGTGAATTTGATGGAGACCTTGAGGCTAGTTATTTTCTTGATAGCATAGGCATTCAAGGGATTCAATATACCGACAGAATCGCAGTCAATATGACGGGCGAAGATATTGATGAAGATGATATAGATAATTATGCTAGAGAAAATGGTCATATAAATAGAACGGTATTTAACCCCAACAATATTCGTAGTCCAGATGCCGCATTCGACCCGGACTTTGCCGATAGCCCTAATTTACTGGCAAGCAAAAAAGACACTGTAACCAGTCCACTACTCGCACCTAATGGCTTGCCATCGAAATTAAACGCTATGCAACACGCACAGGTTAGGACTCCTGAATTTAAGGCGTGGTTTGGTGACTTCGATAAAGCCTATCAAACCGGTGATTATTCAGGCGTATCTCGTGTAATTGATGAGAATGGCGAACCTTTAGTAGTTTATCATGGCACTGGCGCAGATTTTTCAGAATTCAAAAAATCAGAAAAAGATGGCTTTCTTGGTGTTGGCATATATTTATCAAGAGATAAATTAAAGGCGTCTGGTTACGCAGAAATAAAAGAAAATGGTAATGTGATGCCTGTATTTATCAGGTCATTAAACCCATTGATTGAAAAAAATCTGAGTGTGTTTGAAGATAAGCATTGGATTGATGATGTTGGTTTTCCAGAAATGGGGGTAGATAATAATTATGATTCCTATGTTATTGGTGATATGTCGGCGCATGAATTTAAAGAAATAGTTATCGCAAATCCAAACCAAATAAAATCCGCCACAGGCAACACAGGCGCATTTAGCCAAGACAACAACGACATCCGTTTCTCAAAAGCCCCTAAAATCTGGTCAAGAGCTTTCTTTGACTGGTGGAATGGCTCAAAATTCTCAGGTAAAGATGGTCAGCCAGTTAAGTTTTACCACGGTTCAAACAGCACTTTTAACGAATTCAGTCATGCCAAGATAGGCACTGGCACACCGAACCACTCAACCAGTGGGCTAGGTTTTTTCTTTTCCCCACAACGAGAAACTGCTACGCATTACGGATCAGATGTTCGTGAGTTTTATTTATCGGCGCAGAAAGTTAAGGGCATGACTGTTGACCAATTGCCGCAGTTTGACAGCATCGAAGAAGCTAAGGCTTATGCCGATAAACTAAAGAAGCAGGGTTTTGATGCTATTTACCTGACAGACGCTAAGTACGCAATTGTCTTTGAGTCGAATCAGGCTAAGTTGACCAGTAATGATGAGCCTACGCAATCGCCTGATATTCGGTATTCAATGGCTAGTGATGCAACCGTAGGCGATAACTACACGCTACCAGCAGAAACAAAACTACAGCACCAGCAACGTCTATGGCAAGATGAAAACAACCGCTGGACGGTACTGCAAAACGTCATTAAAAAAGCAGGTGGATTTATCAATGATGCTAATGACGTTTACACCGCTATGGAGCTTATGCCCCACAAAGCGGCTGATAGAGTAGCCAAGTATCACCAAGCAGTCACTAAGCCGATATTTAAGCGCATGACCGCCATTGCCGCGACTAAAGACGATGTGGCATTGTTGCTTTATGCCCGACACGCTAAAGAACGCAACGCTGAAATGGCAAAGATTAACCCGCGTTTTGCTACCGATGGTGGTTCAGGGATGACGGACGCACAGGCGGATTTTGCTGTTACGCAATTACAGGAAGATTATGGTTCTAAGTTTGCAGAACTTGAACGCATTGCCAAAGACTTGCAAGGCATAACCAATTCAACACTCGATATTCTTGAATCAACAGGCGTTTACACGCCCGAACAGGCACAGGCTATGCGCGATACTTACGCAAACTATGTGCCGCTGAAAGGATTTGAAGTGTTGGATGAAGCGGGTAATAAAACCAATGGCACAGGTTTAGGGTTCTCAACGGCTAGAAGTTTTGGTAAACGTGCGCTAGGCAGATCATCTAAAGCAGGTCAGATATTCGAGAACATACTACGCGATCATGAACGCGCTATTGTTTGGAGTGAAAAAACAAAAGTCGCTGAAACATTAGGTAATCTTGTTGATGATAATCCCGATGATAAAATTTACACCAAGGGCGTAGCGCAAACTAAACCGGCACTGGTCAAAGGAAAGCGGCAGTTCTTTCTTTTCTACAATGGTTCATTTGTCGGAAAAGCAGATAATGCCAAGGATATGCGTACATTCAGGGATGCTGAAATAGCGAGAACCGGGCAGGATAGAAAAGACTATCGAATAAACATAATTAAATCCGATGACAAAGTGGGATTAACCCCCGCGCCTTTTGATGCTGAAAAAGAAGTGCGTTACATCAAAGACGGTAAGGAGGTTCGCATACAGATTAAAGACCCGTTATTGCTACAGTCATTTAACAAACTTGACCGTGATGTTAATAATGGCGTGTTCGCAGCGGCACAGACGTTTAACAGCTTCTTGCGTCAAGCGTGGACAGCTAAAAACCCTGCTTTCTTTTTAATCAATCCTATCCGTGACGTACAGACGGCGGGCATTGTATTGACTGGTGAGGGGGGAGTTAGTCTTGCAGCAAGCGCAATGAAAAACTGGGGTTCATCTTGGCGTACCATGATGGCACATGCCAGAGAAAAACCAGCGTCATCACCCGAAGAACAGGCAATGCTTGAGCGTTATCTTGCGGCTGGTGGCTCAGTAAGTACTGCGTACATCGGTAGCCTTGAAAAGATTAGTGATGATATTCACCGCGAACTACAGCGCAATGGTGGTGAGTCAGTTAGTAGCCTAGTAGCTTCTGGCAATTACAAAGAAGCCATGAAGTCGGCGGCGTTTAGAGCGTTAAATAACAAGCTGTTTGATGCTATCGAACACCTGAACGCGGCTTTTGAGGGTGCAACACGCCTAGCAACATTTAAAGCAGCTATCAATGCAGGGTATAGCGACACGCAAGCGGCTAAATTATCATCTAATGTCACAGTTAATTTCACAAAAAAGGGTGAGTATGGCAGTCAGTTAGGAAGTATGTTTTTGTTTGCGAATGCAAATATTCAAGGCAATTCCAACGTATTTAAAACCCTTACCCAGTCAAAACATAAAAAGCAAGCACAGGCATTAGTTGGCGGATTAGTTGCATTGGGATTTATGGCGGCAATGTCAGCGGGTGATGATGGCGATGATGATCTGATTAGTGACAATGAGAAAGAGCGTAATATTTCAATTGATTTAGGTGATGGACACCGTGCAACGATACCACTGCCTTATGGGTTCTCATTTTTCAGAGACATTGGTAGGGCGTTAGCTCAGGTAGCCAATGGCGGTGACATTGAAAAAATCAGCAAGAAATTAGCATCAACATTTTTGGGAAACTTTTCACCAATAGGCAACCCAATACCGCAGGGCGATTTATCGTCTGATAATGCTATCGTAGCATTTGCCCCAACATTCGCTAAGCCGTTTATTATGCCAGCGGTTAATAAAGGCTCATTCGGTACGCCGTTAATGCCAGATTCGCCATTTAAAAAATCACAACCAGACAGTGAAAAAGTTTACCGTAAAACACGCGGCGGATGGCAGGATATAGCAGCGAAAGGATTAAACAGCCTGACAGGCGGCGATGAAGCGAAAAGCGGGTGGATTGATATTAGCCCAGAGACTATAAAAAACACCGTGAATTATATCGCTGGTGGTGCTGGTAGATTCGTTACGGATTCGTTTGATGACGCTACGATGGCAGTTAATGGTGAAGATGTGAGCAAGGAAAAGCTACCCATTGCTAAATCGTTCTTCAAAGCCACAACTGTTGATGATTATCGCCGCAGGTTCTACGCACAATATGACGAAGTATCGCAAGCACACGAACAACTTAAGGTATATCAATCAGCAAAGAACCAAGATGGTGTTAAAGAGTTACGCGCCGATAGTGGAGATTTGTTAAGGCTTAATAAAATGGCAGACATGACAAAGAAGCAGCTAAACGCAATAAGAACCAGAGAGGATAAGGCTAGAAGCATAGGTAATAAGGCGATGATTGATAGTCTTGAAAAACAGGAAATTGTTGTTCTTGAGCGGTTTAATAAACGGTTTGGCTAAAGATTAGCAATAAAATTTTGATACGCCTCAGAAGCTAATTCAGGCGTATCAAAATACCCAATGACATTCTCTTTTCCCATTACCGTACATCTAGCCCTCCACTTATTACCTTCTTTTGTTTTGCAAACTCCTTTAAATCCAGATTTTGAAATAGCTGGATGATTTCTGTTCGCGCTAGATAATTTTAATCTTAGCTCGTCTGAAATATTTGAATGAGCAATGGATTGTTTTTTTCTTGTCTCTAGTGATGCCATTTTCCCAGTCAAAGAGATTGATATTTTTAATTTTGTTTCGCTAGATAAGTTTTTCCCAAAATTAGGATGGTTATCGCCCTTTTGGGAATCCAATAATCTTTTACGATGCTCAGTCGTGATTATCTTTTTCTTTCCAGATTCAGACATTATTATTCTTGTATCGTCCGAAAAAACACGACCTTTTAATGCTAAAGAAATTCTTTTTCTATGCAATTCTGTAAACACATGACCATTAAGACCTTCCCCGCCTTTAGTTAGGTTGTAACCATTTGGAGCAAAGGAGTTAAACTTTTCAATAGCCTCCATTTCAGCAAGACACAACAATTCCCAGTTATCGCATTCTGCAATAACAGACATAATAGTATTTTTCTTTCCATGCTTTTTTATTGCCCTAGAAATAAGAGAATCGCTAGATAATCTGCAATGACCTTTAAGTCTTTTCTTTAATGTTTGTGATGTTATTCCAATATAGCACTTAGTTGTTAAATGCTTAGGAAATGAGATTTTATACAAATACATTTTGACACCTTTTATCATTAGGCTTATCGAATAGTTTAGTGGCAATAGTTGATAAGACTACTTCGGGTTCGATGCCCTAGCCACTTGTTAATTATAACATATATGCTCTTAGGTTTTCCGTTAATTCGAGTGATAACCTAGCGACTCTAAACACACATTTTAAATATAACAAAAACAATTAATCTTTGCTATAATCACCTCGCCACTTACTCAATAAGAGCGACTCTAGTAGTTAGAAGGTTTAATCCTGTCATGTGGCGGTCACGATACTCAACAAGAGCGGCTACTAAGTAGTTAGCGGTTGTTTCGTGGTGAAACACAGCGAAAGCGGGAAAATGCTAAAGTAAAATTCCGTGGTGATTGCCTAGTGAGCGGCAATTTAAAAGAGGAAAAGGGGTAACTAACTGCCATTGTGTTTATGTAGTATAATTTTAAAATGTTGCGGCTGTATGCGGATTGATCCCCGTGTTAAAGTGGACTGAACACCCATTGCCGCAATCCCAATTTGTTCAAATCACTTTATCCATGTTCAAGGATTACCAAAATGAATAATAAAACCGTTCCGCAACAAGAGCTACCTATTGAGGTATTAGCTCAATTACAAGTCGATATTGTCAATATCAAAATACCTTACGTTTTAGCCATTGCTAAAGTAATTAGCGCAGCAATTCCTGAAAGAGTGCTTAATATCGACACTGGAGAAATCAGCCTAATTTACGATGACCAAACCCAAAAAGTATTAGATGATCTTAACTACGTCATGAACACGCTAGTTGATGCTCATATTTCTGGTGTTTGTCGGGCGCATGGATTGGTGCAATCATGAAACAATTAGGAATCAATCCAGCAATGGATGAATTAGCCGCTAAGAATTGGCTTGGGCATTGGAGTTGTACCGACCCAGTAAACGCGATTTCTTGGCTACGCAGTGACGGGCTTGTGCGGTGCTTTTTGGATGCCATGCCTTCTTATCCTGATGATGATTATGACTATGCTGTATCGGTGCTTAAGCGATTGATAGACACAGACAAGCATAGACCTATCGGCGAAGACTGGCAGCAACCAGAAACGGAAGAAGATTTTTTAAACCGTAAATTGCCATGTGACATTAAAATAGGCAGTGGAGTAAATAGAGCTGGTACGTCAATTAAAACGCTTCTAATTGGTTGTTCTGTCGTTGGCTGTTGCCCGTCCCCGCTTAATTCGCCATCATTGGGTGTGGTGATCAAATCAAGT